TTGTTTTAGGTGGAAACATGAGATTAAAAGCTTGTAAGGAAGCAGGATTAAAAGAAGTTCATATAATTAAAGCAAGTAATCTTACAGAAGATCAACAGAAACAATTTATCATCAAGGATAATGTTGGTTTTGGAGAATGGGATTGGGATATGTTAGCAAATGAATGGAACGTTGATGAATTAGAAGAATGGGGTTTAGATGTGCCGAATTATGAAACAGAAGAGATTCTTGAAGCAGAAGATGATGATTTTGATACAATTCCACCAGAAGAACCGATTACTGTTTTAGGAGATTTATACGAAATAGGGGAGCATCGTTTGCTTTGTGGGGATAGTACAGATGTTGAACAAGTATCAAAATTAATAGGCAAAATAAATAAATTATCTATCTACACTGATCCTCCATATGGTATAAATGAGAAAGGGGATAGAAGTGAACGTGGAGGTGCTTGTCAAGGAAATAATTTAAAAGATTTTAAAGACGACTCCATACAATATGCAGTTGATGCTTATAATTTAATGAGAACATATTCGCCAATTAAGGAGGTTTGGTGGGGTGCTAATTATTACTGCCACCATTTACCTCAATCGAATAATTGGTTAGTTTGGGATAAAAGAGTAGAGGAAAATCAAAGAGATACACAATCCGATTGCGAATTAGCATGGGTGGATGATGGGCATAGTTCAGTTAGAATATTTAGACATTTATGGAAAGGAATGATAAAGGCATCAGAGCATGGGCAAAAAAGAGTTCATCCAACACAAAAACCAGTTGAGTTAGCTTCATATTGTTTTAATGCATATGACATGGGAATAAATATAATTGATTTGTTTGGAGGTAGTGGGGCTACTATGGTAGCATGTCATCAAACTAAAAGAAATTGTATTATGATGGAATTTGAACCTCACTATGTAGATGTAATAGTAAAGCGAATGATTAAGTTAGACCCAACTTTATCAGTTAAACGTAATGGAATTGATTGTAAAAAAGATTTTGAATAATGGCTTATAATAAAAAAAAGATATTCAATCAAGCAAAAGAAGTAATTCAAAAAAACAAATTATTCTTCATTGAAGACATAGTTGCTTTTTTACCTTGTGGAAAGACAACATTTTATGAATTATTTCCTTTTGAGTCGGACGAACTGAACGAACTAAAAGAGTTATTGGATAGTAATAAGATTGAAATAAAAGTTTCAATGCGTTCAAAGTGGTATAAATCAGAAAATGCAACGCTTCAGTTGGCTTTAATGAAGTTGATCGGAACAGATGAAGAAGCGCACCGATTAAATGGAAGCAGTCAAAAGATTGATGCTACAACAAACGGAAAAGATATTAATACAATTATCAATTTAGGTTCTGGAATTAAACCAGAAGGAAACGAGGACTTGTAATGAAGTTATTAATCAAGCAGGAATATGCAACATATTATCTTAAAGATGATGAAACAACTGAACTTCTATACGGTGGAGGAGCAGGAGGTGGAAAAAGTGCGTATGGCTGTTTATGGTTAATCGAATGTTGTCAGAAATATCCTGGTTCAAGGTGGATGATGGGAAGGAGTAAATTAAAAACACTTCGAGAAACAACATTGAATACCTTTTTCCAAGTGGCTTCAAATTTAAAAGTAAATGATCAATTCACTTACAATGATAATAAAGGTAAAATCATTTTCAATAATGGTTCAGAAATACTTTTAAAAGATTTAGCATATTATCCAAGTGATCCCGAATATGATAGTCTTGGATCATTGGAAATATGTGGTGCATTTATAGATGAATGTAATCAGATAACTTATAAATGTTGGCAAATAATTAAATCAAGGATTCGTTACAAGTTAAATGAATTTCAGATAAAAGGAAAGATTTTAGGAACGTGCAATCCTGCAAAAAATTGGGTTTACAAAGTTTTCTTTAAACCTAAAAAGGAGGGAACTATAAAACCTTACAGACAATTCATTAAAGCTTTACCAACTGATAATCCATTTCTACCAGAATCATATCTTGAAAACTTACTTCAATTAGATGAAGCGAGTAAACAACGTTTATATTATGGGAATTGGGAGTATGATGATGATCCAAGTGTTTTAATTGATTTAGATGCAATACAAGATTATTTTTCACCAGTTCACATTGAACCTACTGGAAAGAAATACATAACTTGTGATGTTGCCAGAAAAGGAAAGGATAAATCAACAGTAAGAGTTTGGGATGGATTGCTTTGTATTGAAAGATATGACTTCGATAAAAACTCAATAACAGAACTTGCAACATTTATTAAGAAATTACAAGCTAAACATTCAGTTGCTAATTCAAAAGTAATTGCAGATGAGGATGGAGTTGGTGGTGGTTTAGTGGACATTTTAAGGTGCAAAGGATTTGTAAATAATTCAAAAGCTTTAAATGATGAAAACTATGAAAATCTAAAAAGTCAATGTTCAATTCAAATGGCACGTTTAATCATGGAACGTAAAGCAGGAGAATTATGCAATGAAGATAATATCAAGGATAGAATATCTGAAGAAATGGAACAGATAAAAATGAAAAACATGGATAAAGATACAAGGCTTGGAATAATATCAAAGGACGTAATCAAAGCAAACATTGGACGTTCTCCAGATGATTGGGATTCTATAATGATGCGATATTATTTTGAACTTGCTCCAGATTCAATAAAACCAAAATCAAGATTGATATGATAAAATTTAAAACTAAAATAGGCGATTTTAATTTAGCTACAAGTTATTCAGATATAACCTGCAGAGAATACAAGCAGATGCGAGATAATCCAGAAGATCATATTTCGATAATTAAGATTTTAACTGGATTAACAGAGGATAAAATTGTATTTCTTGATTTGGATGAGATTGCTCAATATTTAGAGTTCTTGAAAGTTCCTGCTTTGGATTCATTAGAAGAAGATTGTTTTATTGATTATGGAACCATGAAGATACTTCCAGAAAAAATAAGTCAATGTACTTATGGTCAAAAAATAGTGGCTACAAAATATTTATTAAATAATGATGTTGAAGGTGTTGTAGCTACGTATTTACAGCCTTTAGTTTTAGATGGTAAGTTTAATTCAAGTGAAGTCGAAAAAATAAAAGAAGGATTACTAGACATGAAAGTTTCTTCAGTTTATAGTACAGGACTTTATTTGATCAGTCAGTTAAAAGAAATAGTTGAAAGAGAAGCTGAATTGCTAAAATCAGAAGTAACGGAACAGCAAAAAAGGGCAGGAATAGAAAGTTTTAATGTACTTGGAGAATTTAACACTATTGATATGATAGCGAAAGATTATAAGTACACACACAAGGAAGTTGAAGAACTTGAATACGATTTAATTTTTTTGATATTGTATAAGAATAAATTAATAAGTAACTTTGAAAAGAATTACAGCGAAATAATGAAGGAGCAATGACAATAAAACAATTAATATCAGGCAAAGTTGCATTAATGGATGCTAATAATGAAAATTATTCATTTTTACATTCAGAAAAAGATTGGCAAAACCTAAATGCAGATGAAGAAATCCTTCCTGCTGTTTATATGGATATGCCTATCAAGTACAGAACAAAAACAAGTGTAACTGGATATAAGGAAAAAACCTATATTTTGATGCTTCTATTTCTTTTTAAATCTGAATTGGATGATTCACCAGACCAACAAGAAGAAACGTTCTTAAAAGCAGAAAATGCACAGCAACAATTTGAAATCATTTTAGATAATGATTCAGATAATATTTCAACATGGACTTCTGGAGAATGTATTCAAGTTTTAAATCTATTCGATTGTAACATGAGTGGAGTAATGATGCCTTTAGAAGTTACTTTGAGAAATACAGATTCAGTTTGTTTGTAATAAATAAAAATATTTATAAAATACCTTAAAAAGAAAATAAATGAGTTTATCAAGACAAAGAGAAAGGGAAATGTTTAGAAGGTTAAATGATCCTGCTAAAATGAAAGTTGTATTGGATAGGATTGAAAGTGCTGAACAAATAGAAAAATTAAACGAATTTGAATTAAACAGAAATAATCGTTTGAAAGATATGGCATTCGCTTTATTACTTTTCAGTAGTTCTATTGTAATGAGTTCAATAGTTGTATATTATTTTACAAAGTGAGAACCAACAAAGAAATATTACAGCAATTTGCAGACGTAATTGTTCCAGAAATGAAAGCTGTATCAAAACGTTTTGCGGATTCAATCGAAGCGGAAGTAACTGAAACAAGTTTAGTTATAACCGCTTCGCCTTACATTAATGTTTTGATTGATGGTAGAAGACCAACAAGACCAGGAGCACCAAAAGGAAATCCAACACTCCAACAAATAATCAGAAAATGGATTGATGACAAGGGAATAACTCCAAGAATTGATAAATCTGGAAGGCTTCCAACAAAGGATCAATTGTCATGGGCGATTTCAAAATCAATTCATTTATACGGTGATAGACTTTACCAAAGAGGTGGTGGGAATAACATTTATGATTCGATTATTACACCACAGCGAATTGATAATTTATTATCTTTATTGGCAGACCAATATTATACTTTAATTAAAAGCATTACGATTAAATGAGTTTACAAGTAATTAAACAGCCAGTCGTTAATATAAACGGACAATTATCAAAATGGAATAGTGTTCACCAGTCAATTGAATTTCAATTGCAAAGAAGTGATTTAAGTATAATTTCAAAAACAAAAGTTTCTGGTTATGTTAGATTGAAAACTTCAAGCAATATTCCTTCAACTGTTCAAGTTAATGATCGAATTATTTATGTAGTTAACAATGTAAAACGTAATGCAAAAATAACTCAAATCATACAGCCAAATATTTTAGTAACCGATTCAACTATTAGTGGAAATGCTTATTCTGGAAGTGTTATTCTTTTAGATTCATATAAAAACTACTTTGTTGAAACTGAAATTTTCGGTGTTGATATTTCAAATAACTATATCAGTTTAGGAATTTCAAGAAATGTATCAGATGCAAATGGAGTTATTAAAGTAAATGTTCAAGAATGGTTAAGAACACAAGCAGAATATGAAAATAAATTTGCCTATAATGTAATCAATAAAATGTTAAGAGGTGAAGGAACTCGCTTCAATATTCGTTACAGAGAAAACTTCAATGGAAATACTTATGGATTTAGTGCTATGAGTTCAACAAATTTATTTTATTGGACTAATTCAGCAAAACAAATTCAAGAAGCGTACAGCCAAAATATGGGTGATTATGTTCCGACAATTGATGAAGACAGAACAGATAAAGCAAAGTTTCAATCTGTATTTAAGAAACCAACTTATTTTCCTGGTTATCCTTTTTCGTTAAATTTTATTTATTCAGATAATCTAACAAATTATTCAGTAAGTAGAATTGAAAAAACTTATGATATTAACAGAACTGAAATTGCAGAAACAACAGATGCTTTAAATATGAGCCAAAGACAAAATGCAAATAGATTAATGTTAAAGCAAGGATATACTTCAAATATTAAAACGGTTGATGTTTGGCTTGAATCTGGATTACTTAATTCAAATGATGCGTTTAACAATCATGGAATATTTGGAGTTGGAGTATTTAATCCATTTAAACCAATTGAAAGAATAAATTACGATCTTGAAAAACTTGTAAAATGAGAATAACAGAAATTAAAACAATTAAAGTAAATCGAGATTGTGTTGATAATCCGATTTTTGTTTCATGGTTGAATACTTATGGAGGTCGTGAACATTGGTTATTTTCTGGAGTTCAAACAATAGGATTAACTACAAGCGAGAATGGAGAATTTGAACCATTTGTAACTGATTTAGAACATTCAAGAGGGCAAATAAGAACGATTCAAATTGATGCTGTTCCACAAATAATTGTAAATGCCTATGTAGATATTGAAGATGTTCAAGGATTAAAAACAATTTTGTATTCAACTTGTGTTGAAATGTTAATGAATCCAAATGAATGGAGTTCAACAGTTGCACCAATTTGGCAAATTATAAGACCAAAGACTGGTTCGTTTAAAATCTACAACACAAACGAGCTTAAAACTACAATTGAAATTACTTTTGATTTACCTTACATTTATACTCAAAGACAATGAACCGATTAATTGTTAATGATAAAGAATTGGTTTTATCGGATCAAACACGTATTGGAATAACATATCAAGCAAATAATATTGGTGAGTTACAAAATAGGCAGGGAACGTTTACCAATACTTTTAAACTTCCAAAAGTTGCTGAAAATATAGAAGCCTTAGAACTTGTTAATCAAATGACAAGTACAACATTACTTCCATATCAAAAACTAAAAGCAAGTTATATTGAAAATGGAATTGAAATCATAGCAAATGGAGTTGCTACAATTGTGAGTGTTGATAAAGATTATATCAATATGAATATCGTTTCTGGAAATGTAGATTTATTGGAAGCAATTGGCGATTTAACAGTTGGCGATTTATATCTAAATGATGAAGTATTTCCATGGAATATTGATGTTGCTGTTTTGTTAAGAAGTGGTACAGCGTATTTGGTTTATCCAATAGTTAATTTTAGATCAGATGGTGAATATATTTTTATTGGTGATACAGAAGTTGATATTAGAGATATGTTACCGTGCTGTAACGTAAAAGAAATGTTCAACAAGTTAAGTGATTACATTGGATTTAATTTTACTGGAAAATACTTAGAAAGTAATGAGCATAAAAAAATGATTCTTACTCCTTCTGATTTAACTATCAATGAAGAAAATTTAATATCGTTACAAACAAGCTCAATAGATACATTAGCAACATGGAGTTTAACAACTACAACAGCCCATGGAGTTACTACAAATGTAACAATGAATGCTTCTCCAGAATTTAATGTTTCTACTGGTGATTTTTCTAATAATACTTTCAATGTATCAACACCTAAAAATGGAAAATTAAAATTCGTTTCAGACTTTAAAGTTATTTTTGCTTCAAATGTTGTTAATGTTTTAGGTCAAACTTTTAATTATGAAGTTACATTAGTTTATCAAATATTAGATGATTTAGATATTGTTATTGCTGAATATACAGAATCACCTCAATACGTTACTTCATTTCCTACAACTTTAAATTATGTAGCTAATATTGAAAGTTCAGATGATACATTCGATATTACAAGAACTTACAGGACAAATATAAAATTAACTTGTCCAGGTGTTTTAGGTGATACAATGATTACAATAAAACCTTCTTCACCAACTTCAAAATATTCATTCACTCCTTCTGGAAAAATTACTCATTTAACTGACACGAATTTTTCTGATATGTATAGAATGAAAGTAAAAGATGTTTTGAAAGATATTTTGAATTTAAGGGGAGTAATTATTCAAACGAATGGCTATACTAAAAACGTTCAATTTAATTATTTTGATGATCTTATTTTAAATAAATCAATAGCAGAAGATTGGAGTTCAAAAGTTCAAAATGGAATAAATGTTTTGAGTTTCCAATTTGGGAATTATGCTCAAAAAAATTGGCTTCGTTTTAAGGAACGAGATGATGTTACAGCTGAACTAGGTGATTATTATTTCACAGTAGGAAATGAAAACTTTGAAGCCGAAAAAACAGTAGTAAAATTGAATCATCCTGCAACAGAACAAGAGAATAAATATTTCGGTTACAATATTCCAAGAATAAAAGGACATAATGGAAACTATGAATGGAATAAACCAGATTGGAGATTACTACAATTAGAAGTTCAGAATACTTCTTTTGATGTTGTGTACAAAGATGGAACTACAACGATAAATAAAAGTACAAATATTCCATTTGCAAGGTTTGTTGGTTTTGATAAAACAGTTCCAGAATTTTATGAAGCACTTGCAGGAATATTAGACAATACGAAAGCAATAAAGATTCCAGTTAAGTTAACAGCATTGGATATTTCCACGCTTGATTTTATTATTCCAAAATACATTCATTGCCCAGATATTGGAATTGATGGATATTTCTATATTAACAAAATTGAAAACTACAAAGGTGATATTACTCTTTGTGAATTTGTAAGATTATGAGTGAAAACAAAACAGTATTATTGAAGGTTGAATTAGATACAGCCGACTTAAAAAAGAATGCAATCGAAGCTGAAAAACAACTTCAAAAACTTGTTCCTGCTTTAAAGAAAATAAAAGAAGAACAAGGAACTAATACTTTGGAATATAAAAAAGCACAACAAGAAATTCGTGCTTATAATAAAATTCTAACCGATTCAGCAAAGGCATTAGAAATTAATGAAAGAATAAATCAAAAAAATACTGGTTCTATAAATGATATGAGAGCACAATTAAGTGCTTCAACAGTTGCTTATAATAATCTTACAAAAGAACAAAGAGAAAATTCAGAAGAGGGGCAAAGATTACAAAAGGAAATTAGAGATGTTTCGGATGCTTTAAAAACACAAGAATCTGCAATCGGTGATAATAGAAGAAATGTAGGTAACTATGGAACTTCACTCGCTGAAATGAGAAAAGAGTTAAAGGCTTTAAAGTCTGAAATGGTTAATCTTGATGCGGGATCAGAAGAATATCAACAAGCAAGTATCAAGGCAGGTGAACTAGGTGATAAAATAAAAGAAGTAAACGAGAATGTAAAGGCTTCAACTGGTGGAACTGGCTTTGAGAAAATGTCGAACAACATTGGATTAATCAAGGGTGATTTAGAAAACTTAGATTTTGCAGGAGTTTCAGAAAAAATGAAGCAGATGGCTACTATTTCAAAGTCAATGACTTTTGGGGAAGCAGTTGGTGGATTAAAGAATATGGGTTCAGCATTGTTGAATCTTGGAAAAGCTATTCTTGCAAACCCTTTATTCTTAATGGTTGGTGCTATTGTTGCAATTGTAGGTGCTTTAAAAATGTGGAATGATTCAGTAGAAGAAGAAGCAATAAAAGCACAAGAAAATCATTTGAATGCCATTGATAAAACAATAGCAGGAATGGAAAACATGCAGGAAAAAGTAAATACATTAAATGATTTATATTTAGAAAATGCAAAACTTCAAGGAGATTCAGAAAGGGAAATCGGTAAACAAAGATTAAAAAATTTAGATGATCAAAATCAAAATGACATAAAGCTAAGAAATAAGCATCAAGAAAAACTTGCATTTTTAAGGGCTCAATATCAAAAATCAATTGGAGAAGAAGATGAAAAGGATAAAAAAGCAAAACTTGATGCGGAAATAGAAGCTTTAAATGAAATACAATTTCAAATAGATACATTTGGAATAAGACGAGAAAATACAGTTCTTGAAATAAACCAAAATATTGAAAATGAAACTAAAAGTCATAATGAAAAAATAAAGGCTTTAAATCAAAAAAGATATGCTGATGCCTTAGCCTTAGAACGTAGGTTAAATGATTTGATTCTGGAAGGTCGTGAATTATCGTATGAGCAGGAGAAACAACAATTAGATGCTAAATATCTATTTCTTCAAGACACAGCAAAAGACAACGCACAAGAATTATTGAATATTGAGGAAATGAAAAACATTGAATTTCAATCAATAAACGATAAACATAGACAACTTGAAATAGATGCAGTTACTGAAGATTACAGAAGACAAATTGAAGATGCTAAAACAAGCAAAACAGAACGTGAGTTACTTATTCAAAATAGAGATAAAAAAATAAAAATAATTGAAGATAAGTATAGAATAGACACAAAGAAAGCAGATGAAGATTTAGCAAAATTTAGAATTGAAACACAAAAAAAACTTGAAAAAGAAAAACTTGACAGCGAACAAAAAATAGCATTACTTGAAGCAGAAATTAATCTTGAAAAAGTCAAAGGTACAGATCAAGAATTTAGTGCCTGGAGTAATTTACAATTTGAAAAGTTTAGAATACTTGAAGAAAATTACAATAAAGATTTAGAACTATACAAAGACAATACTGAAAAGAAAAAAGAAATTGAATTACAGTTTCAAAAAGATTCTTTGGAATTACAAAATACAACTTACACTCAGCAAAGTAATAATACTGAAAAGCAAACTGAAAAAACTAAGGAACAAAAGAAATCAGAAATTCTTTCAATAGTAAATTCAGCTCAACAGCTAACAGATTCATTATTTCAAATTCAACAAAACCAAATTCAAGATGAATTGAATAAGGATCAAGATAAATATAATGAAAAACAAAAATTATTACAGCAACAACTTGATGCAGGGATTATTTCACAAGCAGAATTCAATGCTCAAAAAAGTAAACTTGATTCAGATTATGCAAAGCAAGAAAGTAAACTGAAAAAAGAACAATTTGAAAAGAATAAACAAGCTCAATTGATTAATGCAATTATAGCAACAGCGACTGGAGTTGCACAAGCACTTCCAAATTTAGTTCTTGCAGGAATAGCGGGAGCATTGGGTGCTGTTCAAGTAGCAACAATTGTTTCACAGCCTACACCTAAATTTGAAAAAGGTGGTATGTTTGGAGGAAAGCCACATTCAGCAGGTGGAACAAAAGGATATTTTGATGATGGAACACAAATTGAAGTGGAAAAAGATGAAGCATTCTTCATTCTTAACAAACGTTCTTCTGCAATGATTAATCAATTAAGCAACTTGAATCAGTTAGGTGGTGGAGTTTCTTTCTTTCAGAATGGTGGTGGAGTTAAATTTGCTCAAGGTGGAGCAGTTGCAACTGGAATTAGTTCTTCAATAGAAAGCAGACTTGAAATGCAAAATCAAATGATTAGAGCTTTCCAATTAATGCCTAATCCAGTCGTTGCAGTTCAAGATATTAATGATGGAGTTAGAAATTATGTTAACCTTGTTAATAGAGCAGAATTTTAATACCTTTGGAGCATGGCAATAGATATTTTAGATAAACTACATGAGAGTGGTGAGTTAAGAGAATTAGTTCATGCAGGACTAATTTCACATAACGTTATTTTTTGGCGAAAAATTTACCACGCATACCATTCACAAATGGAGAAAGGTGAAAAAAGTACACAAGCTGTTTCAGATGTAGCAGATGTTTTTGGGATTTCAGACCGAATGGTTTACAGAATTTTACAAAGGTTTAAATAAATAGAAAAATGAAAATTTACAAAAAAGGAAATTACATTTATTTAGTAAATGAATCCAACTCACTATTGAAAAGTGATCATTCATCACAAGTTAAGGTAACTAAGTCAACAACAAATGATTCTGATTATACTTTTCAATCAGATGATTTAGGAATAGTTGACATTAACTTTTCTGATATTAAAGATGAAGCAGGTGATACCTATCCAAGCCAACAATATTTTGATGATTGGTATGCTAATAATACGGGTTTTAATTCGGCTACGGGAGGAAGCGTAGCAAACACAATTAAATTTGTATCAGAGAAAAGAAATTTTCCAATTCCAATAAATGGAGTTATAACCTTAGAAGATAGCGTAACATATTACGTTACTACAATTGTAGATTTAGAAGGTGATAGGATTGTTGCAGGTCAAAATTCAGTAATACTTGGAGCAAGTTCAGAAAACTGTTATTTGAAGTCAACTGGTTTAAATCCTTCAACAGCTTTAATTACTGGAAATTATTCTTTACCAATTAGAAATATATCATTCACTCATTCAAAAGTTTTTGATCTTGATGGTGATGGAGTTACAACAGCACTTGACTGGTTTGGAGTTAACTTTGTAGATTGTCAAACAGTCGGTACAATTAAAGATTATTCCAACTTTGTAATGGGTGATTCAGCTTTTCTTAATTCAAGTGGATTGACATTCGATGGAACTATTGGAACAGTAGCATGTGGAAATTGTTTATTTGATAATTATGCAGGAGGTACAGCGATAATAATTCCAAGCACGACAACTATTTCAAGACGATTCAGAATTATTTACAGTTCATTTGTTACGTTAAGTGGTGAAACTTCAATTAGTGTTTCAGATTTAGCAACGATTGGAAATGAAAGATACATTTTAGATACAGTGAATTTTAGTGGTGGCGGTACTTATATTTCTGGAGTTGATAATACAAGTAATAAATCACTTTTCATTAATTGTGTTGGAATAACAAATACAGCTGTAAATGGTCAATTGTATATGCAAGGAAATACAACAGCAACTATAATTGGAAACATAACTGATTTTGTTAAAGTTTCTGGAACAACAACACCGAGTTCAGACAATGCAAAATATTTACATTCAAATAACCGATTAACGAATGATGCTTCAATAAGTAGGAAATATTTAATTCAATGTATATTGTCGTTCACTTCTTCAGCAAATGATATCTGTGAATTTGGATTCTATGATTCAAAATTAAATGCAGTTAGAACACCTTCAAGAACAAAAGCAACTGCAAATGCTTCTGGACGTGCTGAAAATGTATCTTTTACTTGTGTTGTTTCTCATATCAAAAATGATTACTTAGAAATTCATTGTAGAAATACTTCTGGAGCAAGAAATATAACAGTAGATCAATTAAATTTTATAATAACAGAAATCAAATAAAAATGGAAGTTTTAAAACATGGTGATATTTTGCATTGTTCTGGTCAAAGAATAATATCAAAAGGAATAAAGTTGTTTACAAAAAGCGAATTTTCGCATACAGCTTTATTTATTTTAATTAATGGTGAACCTTTTGTTATTGATGCACAAAAAGATGGAGTTAATCCAAGACCATTCGATAAATGGGTTGAAAAATACAATTACAAATACATTTCTTCTTCTCCAGAATGGGAATTTGATCCATTAGAAAAAGCACTTTCAAAGTCTGGAACAACTGGATATGATTTTGAATTATTCGCTTTAAGATATCCTTCTAAAATAATCAAAGGATTGTTTACTAAAAAAGAAGTTGAGCTTCGTAGAGTAAAGAATGAAGGCGAAAGAATGATTTGTTCAGAGTTTGTTGCTTGGGTTTTAGGTTTGGAGAATCCACAGAATTACACTCCAAAAGATTTATACATTTATTGCATGAGAAAAGGATGGTAATAGGTGTTTTAATTCCAGATAGAAATGATAGGCCAGATTTTTTGAATCATTGTTTATCTATGATTAGAAAACAAACTCTAAAAGCTAATCATATTCAATTAGTAAACTATCCTGCAAGAACGAAAGATTTTGATTTAACTCAAAGGGTACGTTTTGGAATAGAAGTTTTGAAGGAAGCAGGTTGTGATTGTATTTTAATAATGGAGAATGATGATTGGTATTCTGAAACTTACATTGAAACAATGGTTAATGCCTGGATTAATGAAGGTAAACCAGATATTTTTGGAACAGAATATACTTTTTATTATCACCTTCATAAAAGAGCATATAATCTTTTAGAGCATAAAGGTCGTGCAAGTTTAATGAATACATTAATTAGTTCAAATGCTGTAATTAAATTTCCACCAGATAATGAAGTTTATTTGGATTTAGTTTTATGGAAAGAATTGAGTGGTAAAACATTTAAACCGATTAAACCAATTGCATTAGGAATTAAGCATGGAGTTGGATTGTGTGGTGGAAATGGTCATAATTCAATGAAGTACAAAAATGAAGATAATGGGCTTTCATTTTTAGGTTCAATTGTAGATCAAGAAAGTTTCAGATTTTACAAAAACATAATTAACAATGCATAAAGAAGCAAACGATTTTATTGAATCAATGATAATTAAATTTCCAGAAGCATTTGAACACAGAAACGTTTTAGATGTTGGAAGTTTAGATATTAACGGAAATAACCGAAAGTATTTTAATCATTGTAAATATACTGGTTTAGATATTGGACCTGGAAGGAATGTTGATATTGTTTGCCCTATTCATTTATTTGAAAGTGAAAGTAAGTTTGAAACAATTATTTCAACTGAAATGTTAGAACACGATATTCATTGGAAAAGTTCTTTATTGAAAATGATTGAATTGTTAGATGATGAAGGAAGTATTTTAATAACTTGTGCAGGAATAAATCGAGAAGAACACGGAACAACAAGAACCTCTCCAATTGATTCTCCATTCACGAATGATTATTATAAAAACATAAGTAAAAAAATGTTGCTTTCAGTTTTTAAAGGCAAATTCAAACAATTGATTATTGAAGAAACAGAAGATAAAAAAGATATTTATTTATTCGCAAACGTTAAGGAAGTTAGATAAAGAACTATCTTTACTTCCAACAAACAAATTAATACCTCTACTACTAAAAGCCTTGTTTAGATTTCTATAATCGAGCAAGGCTTTTTCTTTTGAATTTCCTTTTATGTGTGGATGGTCAATTAAATCAACTCCATGTAAAACAATTTCTTTTGCTCCAAGTTTATAAGCTAAAATACAAGCCACAAAAGGAGAATTATTTGAATAGCAAAATTTATCATTATCTAGTTCATGAAGCAAGCCCCTTCCAGAATTGAACTCAATATGTTTAAAGTTTGGTACAATTAATCCCCAGTCAACAATTTGAGAATAGAATCCCTTGCATTTAGTTTTCATTATAGTTTCAAGCCTATCTTTTTTGAAAGCAGTTAAATGATCTATACAGACAACATAATCAGTTTTATAATATTTATGAATATCATTTACTCCAATAGTTATGTTATTATCTGGTTTGTAATGTTCTAAACTATCGCCTAATCCTAAAACGTGTATTCTCATACTGACAAAATTCGTTCATTATTAAGGGGTAAATATAATAATATCTTTGAAATATGATAGGACACGTTTACATAAAAGGACAAATCGGTAACAGTTATGATGAAAATGGAAACATAACTGAACGAGGTGTTGAATTAATAGATGTTGTTGAGCAAGTTGAAGGACTTGGTGAAGTTGAGCAGATAGTATTCCATATTAACTCGCAAGGTGGGTATATTACAGTTGGGGAATCAATTGCAAATTTCATTAAAAGCCTTCCAAATGCTGTAACTATTGCAGAAGATTTATGTGCTTCAATTGCAACAGCTATTCATTTAGCAGTTCCATTGCAGAATCGTAAAGCAATCGAAGGAGTTTCTTATGTAATTCACAATCCTTTTTTTCAGAATGTTTCTGGTGATGCTAAAAAGCTTCAAGAATATTCTGATTCAATCAAGGAAAATGAAAAAGAACTTGTTTCACTTTACGCAAATGCAACTGGAGTAAGTAAAGAAGCAATCAGTGGATTAATGGCAGTTGAAACAGCGTTAACTTCTGAACAATGTTTAAAGATGAAATTCATCTCAGAAATTTTACCAAAGGAAAATGTGCAAATGGTTGCACTTATTTATAATGAAAAACAAAACGAAATGAAAAAACCTCTTTTAGAAAGAACGAAAGAAGCTTTAGCAAAGTTGGGTTTATCAAAAAGTTCTGAAGAAAGTAATAATGAAGAAGCGAAAGCAATGACATTTGATACTGAAGATGGAACGATTGAAACTCCAACAGAAGAATTAGCAGTTGGTGATGTAATCACTTTGAATGGAGAACCTGCAAACGGTACTTTTAGAACTCCAGATGGAATGATTGACATTGTTGCAGTTGAAGGATTAATTACAGAATTAATTCCAATTATGCCAGAAGATAATGCAAACGCTGAATTGGAAACATTGAAAGCAGAATTTGAAGCATTAAAATCTGAAAATGAAACTTTGAAAGCTGAAAATAACAGCTTAAAAGCAGAATCAGAAGAAGTTGTTGCTGAATTGGAAAAATTGGCGAATGTAAAAAGTACATACACACCACCTGCACAAGCACAAGCATTCAGAAAAGTTGATGATAACAACTCTAAAAAATCATTGAAAGAACAAGCTCAAGAAAAAAGAGCAAATTACAAACAAAAATAATTAAGGTAAAAAAATGGCATTAATTACACCAGCAGACTTGACTTTCAACGGAGAAGAAATCAAGCAATTAAGTGAAGCAGTTTTCGAGAGTGGATTCTCAAAACCAGAATTAACAAAATTCCATACAGTTGTAAATGGAGTTGTTGCAAAAAAACAAATCGCTATTTTAGGACGTTTGTCTGGAATGGTTGGAAAAGGTTCTGGAGGTTGTGCACCTTCATCTGGAACAAATACAATTTCTTTATCTGAGAAATTTTGGGAACCAGCACCAGTTTCTGATCGTTTAGAAGCTTGTTGGACTGACTTACAAGAATCATTCTTTTCATATGGTTTAAAAGCAGGAGTTCAAAAACAAGATTTGACTTCAACTGACTTCTTTAATTTCGTTTCTGACTTATTAGCAGATGCAATTCAAGAAGCAATTTACAGAATCGCTTGGTTCGGTGATGTTGATGCTGCAACAACAACTGATTCTCCTGCAGGAGTTTTATTTGCTGGAACAGATGTTGATTATTTCAACAAAATTGATGGATTCTGGAAACAAATCTTTGCTATTGTTTCAGCAGATGCAACAAGAAAAACAGAAGGATTAGCAACTAAAAATGGTGAGTCTACTTATGCACTTCAAGAATTTAATTCTACAGATACAACAAACAAAGTTGTAACAAACACGCTTCAAAATATGCGTTACGGTGCAGATTACAGATTACGTGAAAAAGCAAACTTGGTTTATATCGTTACTCAATCTGTAGCTGACCAATACGAAAGAGAATTAATCGCTTCAAATGTAGCTTTCACAACTGAAAGATTAGAGAATGGAATTACATTATTGAAATCTGGAGGAGTTGAAATTTACGCTTTCAATTTATGGGATAGAATTATTCGTTCTTACTACAAAAACGGAACTAAATATGTTTTACCTCATAGAGCAGTTTTAGTTACTCCAGAAAACTTACAAGTTGCAACTCAAGAAGCAGGAGCAATGGCAGAGTTGGATGTAATTTTCGACAGAACAACTAAGAAAAATTATATTGATTTCTTGTTCAATATTGATGCAAAAGTTGTATTGGATTACGAAATTCAAGTTGCTTACTAATTAATTAAGGGGGGCATTAAAACTCCCCTATTTTTTCACTATTAAAACAAAATAATTATGCCAACAGTATGTGGAGAGATTAGTGCAAATATTACAAAAAGTTGTACTAATCCATTACAAGGTGGGACAAGAGATAGAGCAGTTGTAATCAACTTTGAAGATATTGCTTCAGTTGTTTATAATGGAACAAACACGGAAGTGATTGAAGATATTGTTCTTGTTTCTGGTGCAGTTGCTTACCAAATTGATGGGAAGAACAACTCTATTGCACCAAAAGCTTCAATGGTAAAGGTTGGATTTAACAAAATGTTTGATCATACAGTAATGATGAAAGGTTTTGATATTTCACCTGCAACAAAAGCACAATTAAATGCAATGAAAGATGGTAAATTTGTTGTTATTACTGAAAACTATTTCAGAGGAACAGCAGGAGAATCAGCATTTGAGGTTTATGGTTTAACAACTGGCCTTGAAATGACGGTTATTGAAAGAGATCCAAATAATGCAGATACACAAGGTGCATTTGATTTCACTTTCTTTACAGATGTGAACAAAGAACCACGTTTACCAAATTCATTATTTATTACTTCTTATGCTTTATCTAAAGCAGTAGTTGATGGATTGTTATAATTCAAAATAAATCACTAATTTTGAAAGGAGAAGCAAAAATGTTTCTCCTTTTTTTATGAATGAATTAGAAGAATTAATTGAAAGAGTAAAAAGTTACGAATCTACAAAGCAAATCTGGAGAACAAAACACGATTCAGTTGAATTTGTAGAAGCAAGTAAATTAAACAAGTTATTAACTGGCATTCCTTTAAATAAAGCATTAAAATGTGAATGTGTAGAAGATTTATTTTTTATGTTAAAGTTGGATAATACAAAACAAAAAGCTATGGAAAAAGCAAATAAACAATTTCACTTACAAAAAGGGAAAGTGATTCAAAGTTATAATAGTGATATTATTACTGAACATTCAAGCGATGAACAATTGATTGAAGCATTGAGAAATAATCCTGGATTAATTAAATTCTTTGATAAAGTTCCAGATAATTGGGAGCAAATAATCAAGAAAGGAATTAAAGCTGTTAAAAAAGCAAAAGAAGTTGTTTCTGAAGTAAAGGAAATTGTATCTGAAATAAAAGATGCAGTTGAAGATGTAAAAGAAAAGCATACCTTAGTAAAGAAAAGAAAGCCAACAGTAAAAAAATCTTAATAAATGGCAAAGGTAAAAGCGACAGCCGACAAGGTGGAAAAAAGAATTACTGCAGTAGATAATAAATCGCTTGGTATTATCAATTATGATTTTGATAATCTTTACCCTCAAAGGATCAATGATATTGTAAATAATTCGGGAACAGCAGTTACTTGTCTACGTATGTACTCAAAGTATGTAATGGGTGGTGGTGCAAAAGATGAAACTTTCTATAAAGCAAAAGTAAATTCAAAAGGATTAACAGTTGATAAGCTAATCCGAAAAATGACTTACAGCAAAGGAAAGTATCAATCAATTGTTCTTCATGTTAATTACAATGGATTACTTCAAATTACTGAAGCTTCAATCGTTCCTTTTGAGTATTGTAGATTAGTTCCACAAGATGATGTTGATAATGCAGGAAAAATTGCAGTCTATGATGATTGGGGAAAGGTTAAGAAAAAAAGTATTGATAAAAAGAAAGTTGATTTTATAAATATTTACAATCCTTCAAACGTTTTACAAGAAGTTGAAGAAGCAGGAGGGTGGGAAAACTACAAAGGTCAAATCCTTTATTGGACTCCAGAAGGTTTAGAATATCCACTTGCTCCATACGATTCTGTTCTTGAAGATATGATGACTGAAGGACAATTGAAATTCTTTAAGAACAATACAGCTTCAAAAAACTTTCTTGCTTCACATTTATTAATAGTTGGAAAATCTGAATCGGAAGATGATGCAGAAGAATTTGATGAAAATTTAAGAAGGTTTCAAGGTGGTGATGGAGCAGGAACATTACTTGTATTGGAAAGGGAAAATAATGATGAACAAATTGAACTTAAAAAAGTTGATATTCAAAATTATGACAAACTTTACGAATATACAGAAAACAGTTCTAGAGATTCAATCATTAAAAACTTTTTAATCCCACCAGTTCTTTTATTAAGAACAGCAGGACAGCTTGGAACAAGCAAAGAAATTTCGGATGCTTCGGATCATTACAATACAATCACATATGATGATCGTTTAGTAATTGAAGAAATATTAAAAGAAATATTCAGTAAATTTTATTACAATATTTGTCCTTCAGATGATTATTCAATTTTACCATTGAAATATAAAAAAGCAATTGAACCTGCTTATTTTCAATATTATACTAAAAATGAAATTCGTGAAAGCAATGGTGATTTACCTTTAAGTGAAAACAATACTGAAATTGTAGCATTAAAATTAGGTGCTGAATCTTTAAAAGGTATTTATGAATTAATAAAAGAACCACTTTTAACAGTTGAACAGAAGAAAGGTTCAATGATGGTATTATTTGGACTTACAGAAGCACAATCAAATCAAATGTTAGGATTATAATGGAAACAATGATTAACATAAATGATATTAAGTTATACAAAAGTATTTCTTCAAATATCAACACTATAAAAGAACTTGATCCTTTTATTCTTGAAGCACAAGATTTTGATTTACGTGCTTTCATGGGAGAATCTTTTTATCTTGATTTTATAGATGATTTTTTCGCTTCTCCAAGTCTTGTGAAGTATTCTGATTTATGGAATGGTCAAGAATACGAATACGGAGGTTACAGATATAAGCATGAAGGATTGAAAGCGATTTTAATTCACCATTCTTATGCACGTTTTCTTTCTCATACGAACGTTTCTTCAACTCCTTATGGTATTGTATCAAAAACAAATCAATACAGCGAGAAAGCAGACGAAAAAACAATGTCAAGACTAATTCAACAAGCGAGAAGTTCAGCAAGTGTTTTTGAAGAAAGAGTTGAAAAATATTTGAATTGGCATTCTTCAGATTTTCCATTATGGAGAAATTGCAAAACTTCAGAAAACAAGTATAAAAGTGGTGTAAAATTTAGACAAGTATAAAAATGAATACAGACAATTTAATTTTAAGGCAAACAGATTATCCACCATTAGTAAACAAGGATGATTTTTTAGACAATGCCGACTTTGATAGCAACATGATCAATATTTATGATGATCTAGTTGCTTTATGCTTAACGAATGGAGTTATTGCATACGATATTTCAACTGAATATGATGATGCAGTAATTAATTACGCAACTTATGATGGAAGACTTTGGAAATTCGTTAATGCTGTTCCTTCTGTAAATGTTACACCTGGAACAAATGAAGCTTATTGGATTGAAGTGTTTCCAACTGAACTTGCTCATAGAAAAAATTCAGATACAATTCTTGATGAAGGTGGAGCAAATGAAGTTACTGCTTCAGAAATTCGTGCTTTTATTGATGCAGGATTAACTTCAACAACAAATCTTTCTTTATCTGAACAAACAGATGTTTCTGTAAAGATAAATAGTTCAACTGGAAGTGATGTTACTTTATTAGGAGCAACAGAAACAACAGCAGGACTTCTTATTTCAGATGATAAACAGAAATTAAATCAATTATCTGGAATTAATTCTGGTGATCAAACACTTGAATCATTAGGAGCAGAAGCAACAGCGAACAAAGTAACTGATTTTTCAGTAATTGACAACATTACTTTTCCAACAACAGAAGCAGTTGCAAATAAAATTACTTCAGATGTTGTTGATTTAGTTGATGCCGAACTTACAAATTATGCAAGTTTAACTTATGTAAATGAAGCTTTATCTGCAAAAGAAGATAGTTCAAATAAACAAACTGATCTTACAGCAAGTGCAACTAAATTTCCAACTGTAAATGCTGTTAACACTGGTTTAGGTTTAAAAGAAAATTCAATCACAGCAGGAACAACTGCTCAATATTGGAGAGGTGATAAATCATGGCGAACATTAGACAAAACAGCAGTAGGACTTGGAAATGTTGCAAACGTCGATACAACAGATGCTACAAATTTAACTTCTGGAACAGTTGGAACAGCAAGATTAGGAAGCGGAACAGCAAACAGCACAACTTACTTACGTGGCGATCAAACATGGGCAACTATTTCAGCAGGAGGTTTAACATACTTCACCGAATCACAAAGCACTTCATCTCCAAATGCAACAGTTAACGTTGATTCAATTACGGCAATAGGTTCAACAACTGACGTTGATGTTGCAATTGTTCCAAAAGGAGCAGGATCATTTCAATTGGCTGTTCCTGACAACTTAACAGCAGGAGGAAACAAAAGAGGGCAGTACGCTGTAGATTTACAAATGTTTAGAGCTAATGCTTCACAAGTTGCTTCTGGTTCTTATTCGGTTGTTATAGGAACAAGTAATACAGCTTCGGGTTCATTGTCTTATTGTTTAGGAAGTACGAATATTTCTTCAAATACTTTTTCTGTTAGTATTGGCTATCAAAATACTTCAAGTGGGAATAGTTCTGTATGTATAGGAAACACTTGTACCGCAAACACTACGAGTGCAGTATCAATAGGTACAAACAACACAGCAAGTGGAAGTTATTCTGTTGCTATGGGGTATAACAATTCACCTAGTGGACTTTATGGAATTACAATAGGAAAAGATTGTACAGCGACAAATCAAAGTTCTATTAGTATTGGGTTAAGAGCAAAGGCTACAGGCGAAAGTGCAATTTGTATAGGAAACTATTTCTATGCTGATTCAACATCAAGTGGAACAAATTCTGTTTTACTTGGTTTTGGTACAGCAAGCGGTGTTTATTCAACAGCATTAGGCTCAAATAATACAGCTAACGGTGCATATTCAACAGCAATTGGATATTCAGCTAGTACTTTTGGTGTTGGAAATAGATTTGCTATGTCAGGTAACGCATTTACTTCTATAGGCGATTCACAAAAGGGAATCATACGTTTAGCTAGAAGAACAACAGATGCAACCACTACAATATTGACAACAGATAACGGTGCAACTGTAAACACGGGAACTCAATTTACTTTACAAAATCAACAAGTTGTTAGATTTAAAGGTTCAATTACGGGTAAACAAAGTGGTTCAACAAATATTGGAATTTGGGATATTGATGGAGTAATTGTAAGAGGTGCAAATGCAGGAACAACAACTTTAACGATTAGCAACGTTACATTAGTAACAAATGCAAGCGGTTGGGGTACACCAACACTTTCAGCAGACACAACAAATGGATGTTTAAAAATTGAAGTTGCAGGACTTTCAGCAACGAACATTCAATGGTTAGCAATTTTAGACACAGTAGAAAATTTATACGCTTAATATTATGAAAATAAAAACATTAATACCAGTTACATATAATTCGGGAATCGCAAGTCAAGAAACGGCGAAAGTTGAAGGAGAAATAAGTTTTGTAAGACAAGACTATTTAAGAGGAAACTATAATTTTATGTTTTCTTACAAAACTGAAGCAGGTGAACAAATTCAAACTCCGTCTTCAGATTTCAGTCTAACAAAAGAGCAAATTAACGCTTTTTATGACGTTGTAAAAAATGGCGTTCCTTCAGATATGGAATATTTCGAAACAACTGAATATGTTTATTATTTAGGATTCAAAATCGAAATGGCGAATACTTTCGGAATAACTCCGAACGATATTGAAATAATTCTTTAACTTCGCATAAAAAAAAATATTATGGAAAAAGTGGAGTTAACGGAAGTCGAAAAAGCACAACAATTAATTGAGCAAGAAAAAAGAGAAAGAGCAGAAGCATTCTCAAAGGAACTAGAAGAACTTTGTCAGAAATATAACTGTTCACTCCATGTTGGTCAAATAATGATTCAAGCAAATTAAAATAACTGACAAAAGCCAAGCATTAATTTGTTTGGCTTTTTTGTTTACATTTGTCGGATAAGCGAGTTAAAAGGATGAATGATTTAAGTACTTGGATTTTTTCAATAATAGGTGGATTGATTTCTGCTTCAGTTATAAGGTTGTTTGTGCAAGTAAAAAAAACAAACGATGAAACGATTACTTTGAAAGCAGAAGTAAAGCAATTAAAAGAAAACCAGAACCATGAAAAGGTCATTAAAATTGAGGCAGAAGTGGATCAATTGAAAGACAATCAAAATCATGGATTCACACAACTTGAAAAACTATTCGAGGAGAAGTTCAAACGCTTTGAAGAAAGATTCGTTCATATGGATAATACAATTAAAACAAGTGCTGAATACTTCAAACTACTTGCTGAAGAAATAAAAAAAAAATAGATTAAATTATAACTATGAAAATAATTGATAAAATACTCGCGACATCTTCAAAAAAGAACAGAAGAAAAGGACAATTAAAAACAATTGCTTTGACTGTTCTTGTGGCTGTAAACAATTCAAATATCTTAACTCCATACCCAATACTTAAAGAAGTTGTTGGAATTGCTGAAGGACTTCTTTTAAGAGAAATTGCAAATCATGCAACTGTAACAAATGATTGATGTACTTTTGTTTTTATTAGGCTGTTTAATAATTTTAATTATACTTTCAAAAATAGATAAAGATGATCACAATGCAAGAACTTCTTAGCAATCAAGCAAAGTTTGAAGGCTTAGATAATGAGATACAACACAATTTAACTTTATTGCTTGAAAAAGTAAATAAATTCAGAACAGCATACGGAAAACCAATGATTGTTACTTCTGGATTAAGAACAAAACAACATCATTTACAAATCTATGCAAAGAAAGGAATCTTTCCACCAAAAGTTCCAATGAAATCAAATCACTTGTTTGGTCGTGCAGTTGATTTTGCAGATGCAGATGGTAAATTAAAAGCGTTTGTTTTGGAAAATATTAAATTAATGGAAGAAATTGGATTGTATTTTGAAGACTTTTCTGCAACGAAAACATGGCTTCATGTACAGATAAATGCTCCTAAATCTGGAAAACGTTTTTTTAAACCATAAAAAATATATACATTTGTCTTGAAGCATTTCTAGCAATTTAGCTTTTTGATTTTTTTTTGATTCATGAATAGCACTTTAGAAATAGAGTGCTATTTTTGTTTTATGATATTAGATCAATTAGAAATAGAACTTAGAAAGATTGAAATACCTAAATCAATCAAAATTAAAAGTGATTTTAATATCATAGATTGCCAGAAGTTTGTTGATTCTTATTTAACTATTCTGAAGGCTAATTCTGGAAACAAACGCTTCATCCCTTATTACAATAGATTACTTTTATTTTATAAAACAATAAAAAATATTTAATTATTTTTAATAAATAGTTTTTATATTAAAATAAATGTTTATATTTGTAAAAAAAAAACAAATATGAAAAGAGTTAAAATATCAATGAACAAACAATACTGGATAGAAGGTATTGTTGTAGGATTCAATCCAATTACAGAAAGATTCTTAATTGCTTCACCACAAGATGGAAGGTTGTTAGCTTATAACTTTATTTCAGATTTAGATGAAGAAATTATTTCTGAATCAGAACTTGAACAAATTAAAAAAGAACAGAAAGAAATCGCTGTTCAATCATTAAGTAATTTACGATCTAAATTTTCAGTATAATGAACGAAAAAGATAAAATGTTGCTTCAGTCAATTGAAAGATTGATTGAGCAACTATCAGATGAAAATGATAAAATAGATTTATTATTTGTAATTAATAACATTAAAGAAGAAAAAAATGAAAAAAGGATTTGATACTTTATTTTGTGAGAAAATTAAACAGCAATCACAATCAACTGCAAATTGGGATGGTAACAGCTATAAACCAAAGAAAGAATTTGGATCAAAGTTTTTAAAAAATAAATTAAAAGAAATTCAAGATGAAAAAAGTCGCATTAATTAGTTTTATTCTTTCAACTGGATTACTTATCTATTTGTCTATTCTAAACAGCCAAAAAGAATACCATTGTAAAATAGTACACTTCAAAGAAGAAACGAGCTTAAATCGAAGCTTTGCCATCAAAAAAGAAAAAGAAATGATTGATGTTTACTCTTTTGATGAATGCAATACAAAAGAACATCATGGAAATTGTTTAAAATGTAATAATTAAAAATCAAAATAAAATGAAAATCGAAATCAAAGCAAAAGAACTGGTGGAACAATTCAGAATGGACGACACTAGTGAAGGAGAAATGAGAGCTGTTAAGTGTGCTTTAATATGTATTGATGAGATTATTCAAACTTCTGCATTAGATGAGGATTATAAAGGTTGGGATAGATTAAATTCAACACATCGTAAATATTGGGATGAGCTTTATAAGGAAGTTGAAAAATTGAATAAATAGTAATAAATATAAAATCAAAATAAAATGAAAAAAGTAATTTTAAACATCGCATCTGTATTATTAGTAAATATATCATTTGCACAATGGATCAATAAAACTGTAGATAATGGATTTGATGATCCTTACAGAATTTGTTATTCAAAGCCTAACAATGGAGCAATTCTTAAATTAGAAAATGTAGAAGGACAAATTTCATTCTATATTCAAGGGACTTATTTTTGTAGTGATTCTCCAATAGTTGACATTTCCTTCCTAGTGAATAATCAATGGATTAAATATAGCATTATGGGAATTAAAAATGAACAAAGTAATGCTTTGTTTTTAGTTGATGATTTAGAAAATAATCCAATGTATTCTGATTTCTTAAAGGCTTCATCTGTAAAAATTAGAGTAAATGAAGAATATTGTGATACTGAAATTTTTCAATTTAATATGAATGGAAGTTCTTCTGCCTTTAAATTTATAAAATAAATGGCTTATAACGTTTTGCAACTTGGCGAATCTTGGAAGTGTACGTATTTTCGCCAAATTGCTGTTGGGCGCAGTTTTAATTTTTAATTTAATAAGTATGAGTGTTTCAATAAATGTAGATATATCTGTAGAAGATTTTTACGATGAATTATATGATTCAGATAAAAAAGAATTAGCCGAAATGCTAAAAGAAGATGGTTTTTTAGATGATGAAGATGAGGAAGTATTAGATAAATTTCAAAATCTTCAACGTCAATATTTCAGATTTACAAAAGAAGATGAAGAAATATTGGAAAACCTATTTAATAAGTATAATATTTAGTATTCATTTCTGGTGTGGTTATCAAATTGCGCCTAACGTTTTACGGATAAGCGAGCCGTTCTTGGACAAGTGCATTTCAAACGGCTTGCTTATGCGTTGTTAGTAGATGAAGAAAAACCCGACTAAAATAAATTTAAAAAAATAACAATTAAATAATAAATATATGATTAACAAATTAGCAGGAGAAATCCACGAAAACGCAAAGAGTAAAGGTTTTTTTGATGAGCCGAGAAATATAGGAGAAATGCTTTGTTTAATACATTCAGAAGTGTCAGAAGCATTGGAAGCCGACCGAAAAAAACACTATGCCGTAAAGAGTTTTAATCTTGAAAATAATATTGACATTAATGATTTAGATTCAACTTCTAAAAAACAATATTTTCAACAAGAATTTGAAGTTTCAATTAAAAATAGTTTTGAGGATGAGTTGGCTGATGTTATGATTAGAGTAATGGATTTGGCTTCATTTAAAGGAATTGATTTGGAATACCATATTAAAATGAAAATGGCTTACAATTCAATGCGTGAACATAAGCACGGCAAGAAATATTAATTTCACACGTTGGTATTCAAGGCAAGAACGATAAATGATAAAGGGTTTTTCTTTTTCTACTAACTAGCTTATTGGCGAACCTTTTTTAAAATAAGTTCGGTTATACATACAAAAACAGTAATTAAAACGAAATTTTATGAAGTGTACTTGTTCGGGATTAACATCAATAAATTTAGAATGTGATTCACCAAAAATAAATTCAGACTTTATAATTAATGATTTAAAAGAAAAAATAAAAAATTATAAAAGAATGTTTATTTAATTAAAATAAATAGTTATATTTGTAAAAAAAAACAGCAATGAAAAAATTAACATTAAAAGACTTCTTTAAAAGCGTAATTGCTCAAAAAGGAATGACTATAAAAAGTTTAGCAGAAGCATCTGGAAAATCAGAAGCAAACGTTTCAACTATCCTTTCAAAAGGAAAATTAAGTATGACTACATTTGAACAGTTAATGAATGGGTGTGGTGAAGAAGTAACGATCATCTTAAAGGATGGAAATAAATATTCGTTAACAATTAAATAGTAATCTTTAAATACAAATAAAAATGGAAAGTCAAGAAAATCAAATCGAAAAATTAGCAGGAACAAAAGTTAGTTTTGTAATGCCAGACACAGAATCACTTGGTCAGTTGGATTCAATGGAAAAACAGTTTAATCTTACAATGAAGTACAGAACAACAGATGATTGGGCAGTTCTTAAAGATGTTCCAGTTCGTGCTTTTTATATGGGTGTTAAGTCAATTCCAAATGAAAATGGTGAACTTGTAAATTGTGGAGTATTCATCACTCAAAAAGAATGTTTTATTTCTGGTCAAATGTTGCTCCTGGATGCAGTTCAAAACTTGATCCCAAAAACTCCGATTGAAATTATTTACAGAGGTAAAACAAAAAACAAAACCACAGATGGAATGACTTGTGTTTTTGAAGTTTCTAAATTAAATTAATTAGAAAATGTTTAGCGAGATTTTAAAACAAATTGAGCAAGAAGTTGGGGAGCTAGATTTTAGCTCCCTTTCTTCTTATGAATCACCTTCTGATTTGAAAAGAACTGAATGGTTAATTAAAAGACGTGGAAGGTTTACAGCAAGTGAATCAGTTCGATTAATGGGGTATGAAGATAAGCTTGAATTTCCAGAAGGTGCAATGACTTATGCAACTGAAAAAGCACTTGAAGTTTTAACCGAATTCGGACAAGATAGAAAGATTAATTCTAAATCAGTTGAATGGGGAAATTTAACAGAATCAGAAGCTTGTGAAGTATTCATGGAAAGATTTAATGTTACAGTTGAAAACTATGGAAGCAATCAAGAACTATTTGAAAAAGGTGAACATTTATCATGTACTCCAGATGGAATAATAAAAGATGAAAATGGATTTATTGAAGCAGGAATTGAAACAAAATGTCCAGATTCAAAAACTCATTTATTTTACATGGATCAATTGACAAATGAAACTTTCAAAAAACTATGCACAAAGTATTACTGGCAAATTCAAACTTGTATGTATGTAACAAATGCAAAGTTTTGGTACTTCATTTCTTATGATCCTGCATTCAAAAAAGAATCGAATCGTTTATTCGTTTTAAAAATAGAACGTAATGAAGATGATATTGCAAAATTTAGAAGAAGATTAGGACAAGCAATCAAACATAAACAAAGAATATTAGAAAAATATAATTAAAAAGTATTATCAATTAAATAATTATTTATATATTTGTAAAAATTATTAACATTTAAAAACAAATCAAAATGCAAGAGTTAGAAAAAGCACAAGAAAAGAAAATTTCAATTAAAGAAATTATCAAAGGATCAAAAGGTGAATTAATTTCACTTTTAGATTTTAATGAAACAAGCGAAGTATTGACCTCAATTGCTTCAAAGTATGTTGATCATCAAGTAACAGATGAAAACTTCAAAGAATCAAAAGAAATACGTGCAGAAATTAGAGATTTCAGATATTCAATCCAGAATATTGAAAAGCATAACACAAAACTTTTGAATGATGCAAAGAAAATCCAGAAGGATGCTTCAGAAAAATTGATTGGTATTATTTCACCAGTTGAAGATCGTATTGATTCTCAAATAAAAGAGATTGAAAGCAAAAAACAACTTGAAAAAGAAGCAAGAGAAAAAGCAGAAGCAGAAAGAGTCGCTAATATTTCAAGAAGAATTGCAGAAGCAAGAGCAGGAATGGAAATAAAGTTCCAGATTGGTAAAACAGAAGAAGATTTGAAATTGTTTGATGCCTACATTCAAACGTTAAATGAAACAAAAGAATCTTTTGAAGAATTTGAATTTGAAGCTGAAGATTTAATCCAGGAGTTTACAGAAAAAAGACAAGTGATTGTCAATCGTATTAATGAACAGATTCAACTTGAAGCTGAAAAAGTAAAATTAGAAGTTGAAAAATTAGAGCAGGAAAAACTTCAAGAGCAATTAAGACAACAGCAAGAAGAAATCAACAAGCAAAGAGCTGAACTGGAAGCTGAAAAACAAAAAGCTGAAGCAGAACGCTTGGCAAAAGAAAAAATTGAGCAGGAACAAAAAGAAGCTGAAGAAAAAGCAAAGATACAAGCTGAACTTGAAGCAAAACAAAAAGCTGAAAAAGAAGAAAAAGAACGCTTGGAAGCTGAACGATTAGCAGTTGAACAAAACATTGCTTCTATTTCAGAAATTAACTTTAATGAAATAAAATACAATACAGAAGCATTGCTTGAATCAAGTGGTTTTAATTCAGAAAAAAATGAAACAATAGTAAAAGCATTTGCACAATTCTGTTTGGATCATAAAAATATTTTAGAAAAATTCAAAGCAAACTTATTTATTAAATAATTATTTTTATATTTGTCAAACAGAAGCGTAGGAAACTTCAAAAGACTTTATTTCAACAAACAAATAAGCTGAGTATAATTGGTAATCCTACGCACCAATTTGCTCGGCTTTTTTATTTAAAAGTTACTGGTGATCTAAAAACCTTTATTAAAATTATGGTTAGTTTAAAATTTCATGATGTTTATGAAAAAAGCATCTACACAACAATTGAAGTAAATGAAGAAACAAAAAATCTTTGTTTATTATTGAAAGAAAACAATTCTTTTAATAGTATTATTTTAGATAAAAAAACAGCAATAAAGTTTTCAAAAGAACTCCGTAAACAAATTGCATTAATTATTGAAAACGAATAGTTATGGCGGAAGATAGAAAAAGTTTTGTTAAAATAACTGAACAAGATATTGAAATTGCCAGAGAATTTTTTGAAGATGAAAATCTTTTAAAAGATTGGATTTACAATGTATGTATGTACTACATGGGAAAACCACAAATTCATATAAATAAGCTTGAAGAAAAGTATTTTAACACCTATAAAAAAACAATGGATTTTATTATAGGAGCAAAAAATGCAGGTAAAAAAGGTTCTGAACTTAAAAAAAATAAAGACTTAAACAATTCAAAACCAGAAGAAATTAAAGAAACCTTTGAAGCACCCTTGCAAGAACCCTTAAAGGGTACTGAAAGCATACCTTTAAGCATCCTTGAAGATACCCTTTCAACAAATAATAAACTATTAAATAATAATAATAAAGAATTAATAATTAATAATAAACCAAAAAAACCAAAAAAAGAAATTGTCATTCCTTCCATTTCTGAATTTATGGATTATTATAAAACAAGTTTATCAGAAAAATTTCCAAACTTAGATTTTCAAGTTCAAACAAAATATGAAAGTTGGATTGAAAACGATTGGAAGGATGGAAATAATAAACCAATTATTAATTGGAAAACAAAATTAAATTCAACAATATCATATTTAAAACCAAGTAACAATGGAACACAATTTACAAAACTTACAAGAGAAGAACAACTTGCAAAACGATTTGAAGAAATCGATAGAGCATTCGGAGTTAATCAAGAGCCGACTGTTAGCGAAGCCATTTCTGAACGGACAATCTTTGATGATTACGAAGAAATCTCTTGAAAATATGTTTTCTAACAGCACACTTGTTTCAGAAAAGATATCAGAAGCAGGAAAAACATTAATCGTGTATGCAGAACTTTGGATTGGAATAAAAGCTGAAAATGTATCGGTTGTTTTAATTTCAGAATCAATAAAGTATTTAGTTTCAAAATATCCAGAATTAACTTTTCAAGATATTAGAAGTTCATTTGAAGAAAACAATACAGAAAAGATTCCATTCGTACAGTTGACAATTGAAGAATTAGTTGCTCCAGTAAAAAAATACATGAGCAAAAAAAGATTAGTAATCGAAGAATTAAAAAATATAGAAAAAGAAGAAATGGAAAACCAGATAAATATTCAAAAGGAAATTGAGTTCAAAGAACATTCAAAACAAAAGTATCTTAACTGTTTAAAAACTGGTGTAATCGATATGGATGTAAATGAATGCAATGCAATAGTTCTAAACATGAAGGAAAGTTACATTGAAGAACAACTTGCTGAATTAAGACCCTTAATGCTTCAAAAGGCACAAGCAGAATACAATACTTTACTTCTGGAAGCAAAAGACAATCCAATGGAAGTTGTTTTAATTCCTTCAATCAAAAGATTATCTGGAAAGCATTTTATCATACATTGCTTACAACAGAGAAAGAATTACATTGAAATGTAACTATCTTTACAAGTAACGTGAACAAACGCGTTTAAATCGCTTTAAAATGAAAGTTAAATTAAACGAAGGCTGTAAATTATTTATTTTATCAGATAAAGGAATTGAAGAAATAGAGATTGAAAAAGTTGAAGTGATATTCAAAGAAGGAAAGCCAGAATACAATTTGAAAGGATCAGAAAAAAAATATTTGATTGTTCAGTCTTTGAATAAGAAATTTGCTTCAAAAAAATTGTTAGAAATATTAATCAAAAAAAAGAAATCAAAAGAATGAGTGCTAAACTAATTAAATTTTACAAAGGTATTTGCTTACGAAAAATACATGAAAGGTTAGAAGAACAAGGAAGCTTAAAATCAATTGAATTACTAGATAAAGAACTAAAAGAATATGCAGGGTTCAATCGTGAAATAAGCACAAAGGATATGACAAGCGATGAAATAAACGAGTTGATTGTTTGGTGCTTCGCCTATGGTGATGAAATAGGAATACATTTAAACTTCCTTGATAATGAATGTGATTTTATTCGGGAACTATAAAAAATATAATTATGAGTAAATGCGAAAAAGAATTAGGAAATATTAAATCAATTCAGATAATAAATCAAAGTGATATGGTTTATGAAGATGGTAAATTGAGAATGAAAAGAAAGTATGGTAAATTCAAAAGAGAAGTTTACAATCTTGATTTAGAAAAATTAAATAAGAAAAATGAAACAAACTTGTAAAAAGTGTAAGAAGGAATTTGAATCAAAAACAAAAGTTTCTTACTGTTCAAAAAATTGTGCTTACAACATAAATCAAGCAATAAACGAAAGGATTAATAAATTCAATAAGTTAGAAAATGAATAGCTATCAAAAATTAAAAAAGAGAATTGAACTGTTAGAATATATAGTTAAAAGAAATGATGCAGAATTAGAATATCTTTCTCAAAATGTAGATTTAACACTTGATAGAAAAGTTCAAAATATTTTATTACCATATAGATTACGTTCAAATTTAAAAAGAGAAGTTGAAAAAATTATATGGAGTGGTGACGTAGGAGAAGTCGGTGGAATTTATAAAAAAGAAAATAATACAAATGAAAAATTTGTTTGCAAATCAGATGGATTAATAACTAAATCGGATCAAGATGCCTAGATGCAAAAATTGTCGTGAAAAGTTTGAACAGAAAAGATTCCTTCAAAAATTTTGTGATAAAAAAGAATGCCAGATTGAGGAAAGAACTCAACTGGCATTAAAGAACCTTGAAGGAATAAAGAAAAATAAGTTTACTGAAATGAAGATTAGCGCTCATGTTAAAAAGCACAAGAACGAACTTCAAGACGAAATAAATAAGTTGTCCAGAATGATTGATATGAAATTTTACTCAACTTGTATTGATTGTGGAAGGATTTTAAAAGATGATATTCATGGATCACATTTTAATAATGTTTCTGGGAATGAAAATATCAGATATAATTTACATAACATTCATGCTTCACTTGGTGCTTGTAATAGGTGGCAATGCGGAAATAAGAAAGGTTATATTATAGGGCTTGAAGAAAGGTATGGAAAAGAATATGCAGATTATGTTGAATTTGAATTAAGATTAAAATATAAATCAATGCACTTTACTGAAAAGGAAATTTATGAAGCTATTCCAGTTGTAAGAAAGTTAATAAGAGATTTTGAAACATTCATTTTTAATGATCCAATACAAGCCAGAAATCAATTGAATCAAATAATTAATCTTTATAAATAAAATGGAATCTAAAAAATGCTTCACTTGTAAAATAGAAAAGACTTTGGATCAGTTTGATATTGACAGAATGAAATACCAACTGAAAACAGATAAAGGAACTTGCAAAGCTTGTAAAAATTGTGAATTAAACAAAGCATTGAAAACTCTTTCTGTTATTAGATACAATTTTGAAATAATGAAATTTGAAGTTATTAATTTTAATAATCATGATGAAGTTTTAAATTACTTTGATAAAAAATAAATAAAAATATTTATTAAAATGCTTTTTATATAAATAACTTTGTTTATATTTGTAAAAAAAAACAAAAAGTTATGGCAATCAAATTATCAAAAGAAGTCGAAAAAAATATTGAGAAATTAAATTACTTCTCAATTGAATCATTTATCAATTCTGGAAAAGCTTTTTTAAAAGCAACTGAACAAGGAAGAATGATTTGTAATATAGAATCAATTTCTAAATCTGGAATGAGCAGAACATTAAAGTTTGTAAGTTGTGAAGGAAAAGGAAAGAATTTTAATTACAGAAATTATTTCGCAATGTTTAAAGCATTAGGATTTAATGAAGTTAAAAATTCTGGAGGTTATTTCAGAATCAATGGTTGTGGAATGGATATGGTTTTTGCTACAAATTACCAAGTAGTAAGACAACTTCAGCAAATGGGATTCACAACAAAAGAAAAATCAAAATGGTTGGAGCAAAAAACTCCAACAACAATTTAGTATTAATTTAAAAATCAAAATAAAATGAACAATTGGTTTACAGTAAAAGTGAAGTACACTAAACAGCTAGAAAATGGAACCTTCAAAAGAGTTACAGAACCTTATTTATTGGCTTCAATGACTTTTACAGATGCAGAAACAAGAATCTATGAAGAATTAGGTTCAATTATTCGTGGAGAATTTCAAGTTGTAGCAATTACAAGAACAGAAATTCATGATATATTCCATTTCGAGGATAGTGATGTTTGGTATAAAACAAAAATTTCATTTAAAAGTGAAGGAGAAGAAGGAAGCAAAGGAAAAAAAGTTACACAAAGCTTTTTAATTTCAGCACACTCAGTTAAGGATGCTTGTGAAAGAACAAAAGAAAGCCTTTCTGGTTTAATGGTAGATTATCAAATTGTATCTGCTTTAATTTCACCAATAGTTGAAATATTTCCTTATAGAGAAAATTAAAATATAAATGCAAGGCATATTAATTTGTGCCTTGCTTAATTTAAAATTAGAATCAAAATGAAATCAATTTGGATAGTACAACATAATACTGGTTACACTTCAGAAGGTTTTACTGAAGGGTTTTTAAAAGAATCAGATGCAAGAAAAAGATATAATAATCTTTTTGAAGAAATGGTTGCTCCAGTATTAAAACAAAACAATGTAACTCTTGAGGAAATAGTTAGCAATGAAGAGTTGGCTGAAGAAAAAGATATTTTCATACTTGAAAACGAAGCATCTTTTGATGGACCAGAAGTGTATGAAAGAATATCAATTTATGAATTAGAAGTAAATTAATTAAAATGGCAAAAAGTTTAAATAAAGTTCAGTTAATTGGAAACGTAGGATTAATTGAAACAAAAAGAAGTGAACAAAGTGTATTTACAAAAATATCTTTAGCTACAACATACGGATATAAAACAACAACTGGAGAGTTCAAAGAAGAAACAAGTTGGCATTCGGTAGCAGTATATGGAAAACTTGCTGAAACTTGTGAGAAGTTTGTTAATCAAGGATCAAAATTATTTGTTGAAGGAAGGTTAAGAAATTCAAAATATACAAAGGATGGAATCGAAAGATATTCGACTGATATTGTTTGCGAAAACATTATTTTTCTATCTCCTGCAAAAAGTTTTACAGAGCCAAATCCGAACACTCCAGAGGTAAGTATTGAAGAAATAGATGACGTCCCATTTTAATTTTTGAGTTATGATTTTGAATAAGAAAATAGAAATTCAATACAAATTAATGGCTTTCTTTGGTGGGAAAACATTAGTGTATAAAATTAAAGAAGATAATCAAAAAGCTATCACAAGAAATATTGACCAAGTAAAAATGATTATTACTCTTTATGGTTTAAATGTTAAAAGCAGAAAAAGGGAAATTGTTTATGGAAGACAATTGGTTATGTGGTATTTGATTAATAATACAAAAATGACTTTAACATCAATCGGTAAATTATTTGAACTCGATCATGCTACTGTTTTACACGCAAAAAAACAGATTGAAAACTTTATTTCTTTAAAAGTAAAAGATATAGGGTTCAGAGAAGTTGTTGAGGATGTAGATTATGAACTTAGAGAAATTTTTAATATAACTCCAAATATTTAAAACATGGAAAGAATAGCAATCAACAAAGATGATTACCACTTCAGAATAAAAGTTTCAGCAGTAGGTGAAAGAGAATTTGCAGGAGTTGTAATTGAAAGCAATAGAATGGATATTAAAGTAGGAGAAAGTTCAAAAAGGTGGTTAAAAAAGTTTTTTGATATATTTGAAATTGAAAGGGTAAAAGAAATGGATGCAATGAACAAAAGAGTTGAAGAATTAGTTGAAATTAAAACTCCTAAACATTATGACAATAGTAACGGAACACTTTACAAAGTTGCAAAGGAAAGAAATTGGAATCCATATTTATTCGATATTGTAAAAAGATTGGAGAGAGCAGATAAAAAAGGAGAATTTGAAACTGACTTGAAAAAATCTATTGCAGTAATTCAATTATGGTTAGAAGAAAGTAAAAAAGAAAATCATGGAATTTAGAACATTATTAAAAACAATAATGAGAGAACAAGGATTGAACCAGAGAGAATCTGCAGAGCTATGTGGAATCTCTCCAGTTCAATTTGGAATGTATTGTCAAGGTAAAGTTGTGCCGAAGTTCGATAATGCTCTTAAAATCATTGAAGCGTTAAATTGGAAATTAATACCGACATTGAAGTGAGGTTATTTTTCACAATATTAGATTCAGCAATTGTATTAAGTTACATTGCTATGGTTATTCACGTTAAAAAAATGAAATGAAAATAATAGTTTTTATAATTATAGCGATTCTTTTTATACTGTTTTTGTCAGTATTTGCTTACATTTACATTCTTACAGAAAGCATGAATGAATATTACAATGAAAGTAATTTCAGAAGAAAAGAAAAAGATTACAAAGAAAATAATTCTTTCATAGAAGGAATTGAAAAGCCAGATAAAAATGATTTTTGTCTAGTTAAATTAAAAAGGAAAAAAAGAAAAAACAAAGTTTTAGGTGGAATAAAAAAACAGCGATATTTTAGAAAGGACCAAAAAAGCTTTGTTACTTCTTTAAAAGATAATAATTATTTTAAAAACGAGGAAAACGATTAATCAATGAAAACAGAATTAGTAAAAATTTCGGAAGTAAAAAACAATCCGAATAATCCAAGAACTTTAAAAGATGATAAATTCCATAAATTGGTAAAGTCAATTAAGGAGTTTCCAGAAATGTTGGAAATTAGACCTATTGTCGTAAATGATGATATGATTGTTTTAGGTGGAAACATGAGATTAAAAGCTTGTAAGGAAGCAGGATTAAAAGAAGTTCATATAATTAAAGCAAGTAATCTTACAGAAGATCAACAGAAACAATTTATCATCAAGGATAATG